TGTCGCTGACGATGGGGGTGGTTACGGCCATCGGTTCCTCCTAGCGTGTTGCGGTGATGACAGTGTCGGCCCAGACGTAGTCAACGCCACCGATGGACCGCTGGGTGTAGGTCGTTGCTCCCACGACGTAGCCTGCCGGCACGGCCTCCAGGACGGCCTCCACGGCGTCGTGGATCAGGTCTGTCTCCTGCGTCAGGGCCATGCCCACCGACAGGCGCAGCGTCCAGTCAACGTGGCACGGAGGCCGGTGCGCTCGATCCGTGGGCGCAATCACGACACAGGGCGTGATGATCTCTGCCGGCCAGCCACGGTAGACCGGTGCCCCAGGTGCTGCGGCCTCGATGATGCCGGCAAGGTCGCGGTGCGGCAGGCCCATCACGCCACCCCGAAGGTCTTGCGCTTGCCGACCAGCAGGGCCTCGATCTCGGGCGTGATCCACCTTCCACTGAAGGCGCTGCCCAGTTCCGTGTTCAGGACACCGAAGACCACGTCGCCGGCGCGGAACATCCGTGACGCCACCTGGAGTGCGGCGATGGTGACGGCATCGGGCACCGGCTCGGGGAAGTCGTTGCCGGTGTACTCCCTGATGACCTCACTGGCAGCCAGGACGGCCTTGGTCAGGTTGGAGTCGTTGGGTTCACCGTTGGGCACCTTCAGGGCGTACCGCAGGGCCTCCACGCTCACCAGGGGCTGCGGGCCGGAAGGCGCCGGCGGCACGGGTGCCGCTCCGGTGATGTCGATCTCGTTGGCGTTCACCTCGGTCATGCTGACGACGTAGTCGCCCAGGGCCATGACAAGGTCGCCCAGGACCGCTCGCCGGCGTGCCGCAGCCGGCACCTCCAGGAGCAGGGCCGGGTGCGCCGGGTCCGTGGTGGCGTCAACGGTGCCACCCATCAGGGTCCGTGCGTCGATCATTCCGGCCACGGTGTCCACGGGCGCGTCGTTGCCGTCCGTTCCCTTGACGTGGCCCAGGGTGCCGGCGTGATCGAACCACACCACGCCACCCATCGCGCGGAGTTCTGCCGTGTCGGCAAGGACCGCGCCACCAGGACCGGGCGTGGTGGCAAGGACGAAGGTGAAGGCATGGGTGCCGGCGTCGATGTTGAAGGTGCTGCGTGCGCGTGCGAAGGTGCCACCGTAGCGGTCCACCTCCATGACGCCCTCGGACGCCGGCGGTGCGCTGGCGAGCCACAGAGGCTCCAGGTGCCCGGTGCCGTCGTCATCAAGCCACTGGATGCTGGCGACCTGGGTCTGGTTGGCGTTGGCGAGCGTGGCCGCAGACAGTGGCGGGCGTGCCATCAGGACAACGTCCAGCGTGCCACCCGCAGCAGGCCGGAGCCTGCTGGGGATGGACACGCGGGCGTTGGACTCGACGTAGGCCGGTGCCGCCACTGTCAGGGCCTCAGTGCTACGGGGCGACTGCCGGAAGGGTCAGGGCCTTCACGGAGTCGGGCTTGGCGTAGGTGGCGACGTAGCCGTAGATGGCCGTTTCGACACCAAGGATGGCCGGCTCATCCACCGACAGGGTGAAGGGCTGGTCACCACTGGGGCTGGCGTAGAACTCCAGCCCGTCGCGGATGGGAAGGTAGATGGTGTCGTCGTCGATGGCCTTGGAGATCACGACGGGGAGGCCGAAGAACGGACCCGGCCCGTTCAGGGTGCTGGTGCCGCTGGCGTTGGACGGGGCCAGCGCCGGGAAGATCGGGCGCTTGTCACCGTCCACGATGCCGGCGATCCGGCCCCACGTCTTGGCGTTCATCACGGCCATGTCGGGGGACTGCTCCTGTGCCCCGTCCATCAGGGCTGCCCAGGCCTCGTAGGTGGCAGCCGTGAGGCCGGCACCGTCCAGCGTTGCCACGTCGATGGCCGTGCCGGCGAAGGTCTTCAGGCCCTTGATGGCCGTGGTGCCGTTGCCGTCGCCGGCCAGTTCCGTGTTCAGGAAGTTGGCGTAGGTCGTCACCATGTCGGCGAAGACCCGGCTCCAGTACGGGGTCCGGTCCAGGAACTGCCGGCTGACGTTCAGTGCGCCGGCGACCGTGAAGATGTTGACCGCGTCGGCGTCCAACTTCACGTCCTTGGACGCCACCTCAGTCTTCTGCGTGGCCTGGTATCCGACCAGACCGTGCTGCGTGACCTTGGGCCGGTTGAAGGTCATGCCGGTGTCGGGGAGGCCGTACCGGGTGAAGACGCTGAAGAGCGGCGTGCGCCGGATCAGGACGTTGACCAGGTCGCCCACGACGGTCGGCGGCATCGCTCCGGCAGCCACGTCCTCGGTGGTCTGCTCCGCAAGGGCGCGGACCTCCATGATCCGCTCGGTGGCGCGGGCGTCACCCTGTGCGCTGCGGATCGCCATCACCGCGTAGTCGGCTGCGGTGACGATGCGGTTGCGGTTGACGTTGGAGGCCGCGATGACCGGGCGGTCGTCGCGCTCCTCGACCGCTGCCGACGCGGGCGGCGCGGCGATCTCCAGTTCCGGCACGGTTGCCTCCTCCTCTTCTCGGGCCTCTACAGCCGTCGAATGGTATGCGGGCTGGGTCAGAAGCCCAGCCTCGCGGATGTCGATGCGGTCGCGGACGACGTGCCTGCGACCGTTGCGCTGCTCGATGCGGTCACCGCCGGTGACGGGGTAGAAGCCTGCCGACGCACGGAGTGCGCCGATGCGTGCCAGTGCGATGGCCCTGTCACCTTCCGGCGTTTCCGCGACACGGCCCACCAGCCACGTCGCTCCATCGCGCACCTCCCACTGCCGGCCCATGCCCAGGATGTCGGTGATGGAGTCACGCCGGTGCCCGTCGCGGATGACCACCGTGGTGGGATCAACGCCCTCGTGGGCCGAAGGGCCGTACTCCTCGGTGTAGGTGCCACGCTCCGCGATCTCACCGTGGGGCAGGAGCCTCACGGCGATCTCCCTGGTGGCCTCGTCGCGGACCTCGATGGCCCCAGTCTCGGTGGCTTCAAGGATGTCTTCAGGCACTCTGGTCGCCTCCTGCTGGGGACACGGTTCGGACACCGGGCGTCGTGCTGATCGGTGGCAGGCCAAGCCTCTTGCGGCCCTCGTCCTGCGTGAAGATGCCTGCCGTGACGCCGGCGATCACGGCGTCCAACTGGCCCCGTGGATCGGGCCGCAGCCAGTAGTCCAGGTCTGCGTAGACGTACTGCCCTGCCGGCGTGGCCTCGGTCCACAGGGACTCGATCTGCACGAACCACGACTGCTGGAGGCGCAGGAACTGGAGCCAGACCTCCTGCACGTTCTGGTAGGTCAGGCTGGAGCCTCCGACCTCGGCTGCCAGCAGCGTGGGCGGGATGCGGAACATCCGTGCCACGTCCAGCACGCCCTCCTTGCGAAGGTCGGCCAGGGCCAGGTCCACCAGGTTGGGCTGCACGGTTTCGAAGTCGATGCCGCCACTCAGGACCGCAGGCTCACGGGTGCCGCTCAGGGCCGTCACCCACGCGGTCTTCAGGGCCTTGGCCTCTGCCTCGTCCAGCGTGAGCGGGTGCTTCAGGACGCTGGTGACGATGCCACCGTCGGTGAAGAGCCGGCGCGTGAAGTCGTTGGACGCGATCTCGCCGGCGATCCGTGCGCGTGCCATCTGGATGGGGCCGACAGGCTCGTCACTGTCCAGCGTCATCCCAGGCAGGGACATCCACCCGATCATGCGGATGTCTCGATCAGACCACTCCCTGCCGTCCCACAGGAACCGACGGTAGCCGGCTGCGTTGCGCTGCACCTGGACCTCGTCCACCGGCAGGACGCGCATGGCACCGGGCTTGCCGGTGACCGCATCGCGTGCGTACAGGTGGACGTAGCCCCTGCCGCGCAGCAGGATGCTGCCCATCAGGTCGCGGATGAACTCGTACCGGGTGCAGCCAGGATCGGGCTTGGACACGATCAGGGGCTGTGGCTCGATCAGGGCGTTGCCGCTGGTGCGTGACGCGAAGGGCGTTGACGCCACCGTGGAGGCGATCAGGTCGATGGCACTGAAGACCGCCGGCACCGACAGTGCGCTGCGGTCGCCAACCCAGATGGAGTCATAGGGGCTTGGGCTGCGCCGGCTGCCTCCCTGCTCGATCACGACGTTGCCAAGTTCGCGCGAGGCGCGGCCCAGGAGCGTGTCGATCCATCCCATCGGGCGCAGTGTAGTTGCCGGCGCAACGGGTGTGCAAGCCTAGAAGACGGCTGGTGCCGGAGGTCGCTTCTCGTTGACGTGGACCGCCATCGTGACCGCTACCAGGGCCGCGATGGACCCTGCTGACTTTCGCCTCACGAATCTCCAGGCCTCTGCGTCCTCGGACCTTGCGGCCACGCGGGCTGCGGCGTCCAGCACCGGGTCGTTCAGGTGGCGCAGCCGGCCCGTGACGACGTGGCCCAGGAAGGCCTGACACGCCTGCCTGAACTCGGTGCCGCCGATTGCCACCACGGGGAAGCCCTCCTGCCCCAGCCGGTGCATGGCAGCGCCGATGCTGGACTGCGGGTCGTAGGCCACCTGTGCCTTGGGGTACCGCTTCAGCAGCACCTTGACCTCGGTGATGACCTCGGCCTCACTGACCGGTGTGCCAGTCTCGGGCCAGTCGCGCACCAGTTCGACGTGGATGCGCTCGGCATCGTCGTCGCTGACGGCCACGGCGATGCTGCCACAGGCCCACGATGGGGCCACGTCCACGGCGAAGGTGGGCCTGGTGGTCGTCGGGGCCACGGCATAGGGTTCACCGCACTGGTCCCAGGCACCGGGCGGTGCCCAGGCCAGTGTCGGGTCGCTGATCCAGCGGTTCAGTGTCTCGCTGGCGAAGCGTGCCGGCGTCTGGCTCTTGCGGGTGGCGCGAAGGACGCCCATGTCCAGCAGGCCGTCGTGCGTGGCGGGATTGGCCTGCCTGATGCCGGCGTCGTCATCGGTCTGGGCCTCCCAGATGAAGGCCGCATACCGGTCATCGTCCTCGGGTCTGCTGATCGCCATCCGGCCACGGTCGTAGAGCCTGCGGAACAGGACCGCGTGCTCTGTGGACGCGGTGCCGATGGCGAAGATCAGGCCGTCCTTGGCGGTGCGGATCATGGGTTCCCCAGCAGCCCATGCGTCCTCGTCCTTCTGCTCCTGCACCTCGTCCAGGACCACCACATCCTGGCCCATGCCTCGCCAGCCTTCGCTGCGGCCAGACACGAA